CTATTGTTGGTAATGATATGAGATCGGCTTGGGGAGCTTCTAGATTATCAGAAGTTCTTCAGGGAGCAATGTTAGATTCTGGGCTGTTGGTTACACAACATATTCAGACTAATATGGCCTCTGGCTCAACTCAGGGCCAAGAAGGAATAAGAACTGGTAGAACAGCCAATTGCGATTTTCTTAATATGGCTAAAGAATATAGACTTCATGATAAGCATATTTCAAAAGAAAATGTTTTAAAGGGTCAAAATTCTGTAAGAGATGAATCTATTGCTGGTATGACTTTATTTGCAGGCCCATCATTAACAGTTATGCAAAAACCTGGCGGAGAATATATTGGAACTGATAATAAGATAGCCAATTTTGATATTATTGCTTATGGATTTGGTGGGGCCAGATATGAATTGACTGCTAGATTATCTGTTCAAGATTCTCCAAATTCCGGTGGAGTTGTAATATCTGCTATTAGATTTTGTAAGGTGGCTTCTGAACTTGGAGTCGTTGGATACTTAAGAGGTCCTTCAGCTTGGACTCAGAAAACCCCGCCTCTTCAACTCAAGACAGAAGATGCTAAATTTGAGTGTGATGCTTTAGCAAGAAGAGAACTTACTAGTCTTACTAAAAAACAGTTGGTTTTAAACAATCCAAAAGCTGATAATTTAGATTATACTTTTCAATCATCACAAACGGATTATGAATAATGATTACATTAAATAGTTATGATATAGACGGAGTTATTTTTATGGGTGCTCAACATGAAGGTTTAAGACCTGGCCCAGATGATATTATTGTTACCGGAAGATCTTATCAACAAAAAGATGAAACTCTCAGTATGCTTCGAGGAAGAGGTATAAATAACTTTGTATTCTTTAATCCTTTATCAAGAACAGATGTTCTCTATGGTAGACTTTCATCTGGAGAACATAAAGCCAAAACTCTTAAACATTTATATGAGATTGGTGTTTGTGTCGTTTATCATTTTGAAGATGATCCGATTCAGGCAGATGAAGTTAGAAAAATTATGCCAAATAAAAGTAAAGTTGTTATGATCGGAAATCGAGAACATATTGAAACAGATGATGATTTATCATATAATGTTAATGAAGTACCATTTTAATATATGAATACATTTAACTTATCAGAATTAAATTCTTTTAAAAATGCTGATAATTTTTCTTATTTTAGAGATTGGGTTATCGATTTCTTTAAACGAGAATATCTAAGAGAATCAAATAGATTAGAAGAGTATGATGTTTCAGATTTATTTGGATCTGCTATGAGACCAGCTGTTTCATATTGGAATCCAAATAGATCTAAACATGCTGAAGTTTTTTGGTTAGAAAATTTTGTTTTTAATCAAGAAACTTCTATGAAAAACAAAATTTTAAATGCTATGGCTGTTAAATTTGTTGGGATGCCAACACTAACTTTAGTGGCTACAGATTCTTCTGATTATTCAAATATTATAAATTTTGATGAATATTCTAAACATGAAGAATATTATGATTTTATCAATAAAAATTTAGATGAAAATCGCTTTAAGACTAAAGTGTGGGGAGCTACTCAGCTCCAAACAAGTCTTCAAACAGCAGCAAGAAATTTTGTTAGAATTCAAGAGCAAAATGAAGAAGCTCCATTTAAATTATCTCATATGATAAGATGGATAGAAGAACTAGATCGACAGGGAATGAGTGATGTGGTTCAAAATCCAGAATCTAAACTTAAAGATGTCTGTGATTGGCTTTTACAGCATCGTGGAATAGGTCCTTATTTTTCTTATCATCCTCCCTGTAATTTTTCTAGAAGTATAGATCTTTCTCATATAGATGAAGATGAAGATTATTGTTTAGTTGGTCCAGGAGCAAAAAGAGGTCTTGAGTTCGTTTTTCCAGATGTTAAGTTTTCAAATAATTCTATAATGGAAAAATTTATTGTGTCTGTTAAGAAACATCAGTATGAGTTTTTTGATTTAAAAGATTCTGACTTATTTTGGTTTCAAAATAATTTAGAACGTGGTGGTAAATTAACTACATTTGGAACTGAAATAACCTTCTGTCAATTTAATTGCTTTTTAGGAATTAAAGATAATCCAAAAGCTCAAGAAAAAAGAATGCTTCCATTAACCTTTGATTCATTTTTTGATATTGCTAGTCAAATAGAAGAAAAAAAGAGTGGGTCCACATTAGATAGTTTTTTTGTATAAGGATTTGATATGAAATCAGTTATTGCCGCTCCATTTATTCCAATATCGTTTCAGTTAGCAAGTCATAGAGCTGCACAAGGAGTTATATATGCAGACTTGCTTAAACAAAGTAGACATTGTGATGATATAACAGTTAGTCTTTCAAGACCTAGCGTGCAAGGAGAGAAGGCTAAAGAAGAAAACAAAACCGAAGACTTTAATAAATATGATAGATTATACATGTATCATGGAAACGACCGTAAAGCTGATTCTACTGATTTGAATTTCTTTGGTGGTGTTAGAGAATTTCCACACGCATATAATATTAGAAATATATCATGGTTTAAAGGAGAAGTTTATTCCATTGATTATAATATGCCAGATTATGCTACAATGCTTGAAAATAAGCTTAACCATTTCGAAAACAAGCACGGCAAAGAAGGAATTATAAAAGAATTTCTTGAAGTCGATGTCGCCAATTTAAGAGAAATGCAAAAAAGAGCTATTGTTATTAAACCAAAAGGTCCATGGGATAAGTTAGTTGTTGGAGATAGCCATGCTATATGCATGTATAGGCCAGGATGGAATATAAATTCAGTTCCTTATAAAACACTCCATGGCGCCCTTGAAATGGGACTTGAGTCCTTTATTGAGCCTGGAATAAATCATGTAGAATTTTATTTTGGTAATATCGATATAAGACATCATATATGTAGATTTGATGATATGAAAGCTGCTGTAAATAATTTAGTAGATCGTTATGTAAAACAAGTAAGTGAGATGAAATATGAAACTAAAGCCATCTATGAATTACTTCCTATTGAAAATACACGACGAAATATCCCAAAAAGCGGCCATTACAATGGGACATCATATTATGGCTCGTGGGAAAACAGGGATACCGCACGTAAATATTTTAAAGAGAGATTGTGTATTAGCACTAAAGGAACAGATATCAAAATTAAAGAATGGATAACTCCTGAATTTTATAATGCAGAAGGAGAGATGGATTTTAAAGTAATGGAAAAACCAAAATCTGTTCATATATCTAGAGAATATTATCCATATTGGCAGGGGTTAGAATATAATGGAATTGAAAGATCTACATTAGAGGATTTATTTGTATGAAACACGCTAGTATAATACCACTTATAGGAGGAGAAGTTCTAGCTTCTGATGAAGTGTGGGGAAATAGACCTGAGTATATTTTAAGTTATTCACCATTTGAAGCAAATGAATCTCATTTATTAAATTATTATAATAATGAAGTTCCTTATTATCTTCTTGATAAAGGTGGCTCTTTTCCTTATCCAATTGATGTTGTTTCTTCAGTATGTCCATGCGCTGGTCTAAGTCAATATCATCATAAAGCTGGAGAAGATAATCAAAATAATCAATGGATGGAAAAGACTGCTAATTATGTTTTAGGCGAGGTAAAGCCACTAGTGTTCTGGGGTGAGAATGCCCCAGCGCTAGCAGGGAAGATTGGTAAATTCATGCTTGATAAATTAAGAGATATTTCTCTTAAGAATGGTTATGGAATGAGTTTATATTTAACTAAAAATATATTACATGGTGTTCCTCAATTCAGAAAAAGATCGTTTTATTTCTTTTGGAACAAAAAAGAATTTGGAGAAAAAACACCACTGCTTCAATATTTTAATAGACCCCATGATAAAATTGAAGATGTTATTACTGGTGTTACTAGCAATTTTCAGATGGAGCCAATCAACTCTAAAACACCATCAAAAGATGATCCATATTATAGATATATGTTAGAAGAAATACATGGTGGCATAACTCATCGTGAGTTTTTTGATGTTCTTGAAACAAAGAATGTTAGAGGAAATGATATAGAGTCTTTAATCGAAAGAGCCGGTTATACATATGATGTTGTTGGAGAATGGATGGCTAAAAATGGATATGATAGAGAAGTTCCAAAATGTAATAGAAAATTTCATAAATTAGCAGCCGGCGGTAATATTATGAGAAGGGGAACTATTATACCAAAAGATTATATTGGAGCTTTTGTTGGGCATTATCCAAATGTTCTGACTCATCCATATGAAGATCGCTATATAACATATAGAGAAGCAATGACTATTATGGGTTTACCAGCTGATTTTGAGCTATTAAATCCAACTAAATCGGTTAATCACATTTGCCAAAATGTTCATTATAAAACATCAAAGGATATGGCAACAGAAATAAAGAATGTGATTGATGGTAATCGTGAATTCATCGAGACAGATTACTTATTTCAAAGTAATTTGAATAAGTCTCATGATAATTGGAATGAAAAACAAAACACACTAGAAACATTTTTTGAATAAGGAAAAAATAATGGCAAAATTAATTAAAAAGAACACTGGTAAACTATATGCTCATTTAGTTGTAGATGAGTCTGGATCTATGATGGCTGATAGAAATCAAACAGTAGAAGCTCTTAATGAGTATTTGACATCGGTTGACCAAGAAAGCACATCAGTATCTATTACATTCTTTGAAGGTGATAAGATCAAAAATGTCTGTGAATGTGTTTCACCAACAGAAGCTAAGAGACATGTTGATGAATATCAACCAAATGGTATGACAAACTTGTTTGATGCTATTGGCGAATCAATTAAGTTTATTGATAAGAAAGTAAAGCTTGAAAAGAATGAAGCTGTAGCTTTTGTCGTAATAACAGATGGCCATGAAAATCATTCTAAGGAATTTAAGGCTGATGATATTAAGAAGCTTATTTCTCAGAAAGAAAATGATGATTGGCTTATGATTTATCTTGGTGCTGATCAAGATGGCTTTGCTGCTGGTATGAATTATGGTTTTAAAGGCGATTATTCTGCTACATTTAATAAGTCTAATTTGAGAGGTACATTTAGTGATCTTGCTTCTAGAAATTCGGCTTTTGCTGCTTCTTCTGCTTCAGTAGGATCTGCCGCAGCAAAGATGGACGCAATATATAGCGATTCTGATAGAAAAGAACTTGTGAAAAATAAAAATACAAGTACTTCTAAAGCTTCAGCCTAAACTATATAAATATTTGTAAGGACTTTATTATGAAAGATGATGAAATGAATAAAACAACAAAACCTGGAATCAAATTTACGATATTTCCAGACGAATCCCCAAATTACAAATATAATGAGAATAAATATATTGATGAGATGCAACAATATGTTGACTCAACTTATCAAGAACATTATTCTTCAAACAAGTATCAAGCCACGGAGTTCATTTTGGACTCCGGTCACGGCACTGGTTTTTGTATGGGAAATATTTTAAAATATGCTCAAAGATATGGGCGAAAAGCTGGGTATAATCGTAATGATCTTTTAAAAATTATTCATTACACAATGATACAATTACACAACCATGATGTAAATAACTTAGGGAATAAAAAAGAATGAGTGAAGAACAAAAAGAAGAACAAGCACCAAATCAAGGATTTCAATTAAAAGTTCCAATTGAAGAATTAAGAAAAAAGAAATTGTTCATTGCAACTCCTATGTATGGTAAATCTGCCTCACTTTAAAGTAATTTAAAGAT